GAATGGGTGGAAACCATGGCATATTGCTCTTAAGGATATGTTAAATCCTGTTACTAAATTACGAGATGATTATTTACAGCAATGTATTGATTCATTCTCTAATGATATTTTAACTTCATTGAACCAAAGTGATTTTGATGATATCTTCGTTTACGATGATGTCACTGCTATCAATGGTGCACCTGGAGTGAAGTATGTAGATAGTTTAAATAGATCTACTAGTGCTGGAAATCCTTGGAAGAAAAGTAAGAAATACTTTTTAACCGCAATAGATCCAATAGGTGAATTATCTGATCCTGTTGAAGTTGATCAAGAAATCTTAGATAGAAGTACAGCTATTATAGCTGATTACCATTCTGGTAATAGAACTTTACCTAATTTTTGTGGTCATCTTAAAGATGAAGCTGTATCCCATGCTAAAATGGAATCTGGTAAAACACGAGTGTTTACAGGTTCTCCTATGGATTGGAATATAGTTGTCAGAAAATATTTATTGCCTGTTGTCCGTACTATACAAAAAAATAAATTTGTATTTGAATGCGCACCAGGAACCAACGCTCACTCATTAGAGTGGGGTGAAATTTATTCTTACCTTACTAAATTTGGTAAAGATAGATGTGTTGCTGGAGATTATGCTGCTTTTGATAAGCGCATGCCTCCTAGCGTCATTTTAGGCGCCTATAAGATTATTTATAATATCTGCAAAAAAGCAGGATATACAGATAAAGATCTTAAAGTTGTCTGGGGAATTGCAGAAGATACTGCTTTTCCTTTAGTCGACTTCAATGGTGATTTAATAGAATTTTTTGGATCTAATCCATCAGGTCATCCTCTTACTGTTATCATTAATAGTTTGGCCAATTCTATTTATATGAGATATGCTTATCTTGTATGTAATCCTGAAAAAGAAGTTCATACTTTTAAAAAGAACGTTAATCTTATCACTTATGGTGATGATAATGCTCTCTCTATTAGTCCGGATATTGATTTTTACAATCACACTACTATTCAAAAAGCTTTGGCAGATGTTGATATAACATATACCATGGCTGATAAATTAGCAGTATCCATTCCTTACCTTCACATAAGAGATATTAGTTTTCTTAAAAGAGGTTGGGTATGGGATAGTGATATCGGAGCTTATGCATGTCCTTTAGAAGAAACTTCAATCATTAAATCTTTGATGGTTGGTATCTCTTCCAAGAGTATAGTACCTGAGGTACACATAATGGACATTATGACTTCTGCTACGTGCGAATATTTTTTCCACGGAAAAGCAAC